AGTTCTTTGAAACACTGAGTGCATGGGGTAAGGATGAGGAAAAGAAGTTTATTGTCTTACATCATAGTATTCTAGCAGAAGGTATCAACGTGAGAGGACTTGAGGCAGTTCTATTCCTAAGATCTATGGATTATATCGGTATCAGTCAAACAATAGGCAGAGTGATCCGTAAAGGTGGTGCAGATAAGACCTATGGATTAGTATGTGTTCCTGTTTACTCTAAAGTTGGTGTCTCTACTGCACGTAAGGTAGAAGCAGTTGTTGATACTATTTTCAACAAGGGTGAAGCAGCAACATCGGTGGTAACAAAATGATACCTGACAAGAACTGGGCAGATAAAGAACGGAAAAAACAACATAATCTTTTCTTTGAAATGATGGGTTATAAACCCAGAAGAAAGAAGAACTCCCATCAATGGTGGGAGTCACCATGGATAGACTATGATGATCCTAGAAACTGTTATTATGAGAAACAATGAGTAAAAAAATTCCTTTAGATGAATACATGTCCAGTGATATATGGAAAAAAAATATATCACCACCTGAATATAAAAGAGGTTCACGTCATAATAAGATTGGGATGTGGATAATGTGGATATTCTATGGTATCATTCTTATACAGGTAATACATGCTATGATAGTATTACCATTCTTCCCTATTCCTTTTGTAATACTATTAGGGTTAGGTTTTATATACTATGTGGCATGGAGGGCAACATGAAGAACTGGTTAAACTTAAATGAAAATACACCTTGGATAAAAGGATATGAGGATAAGCACTCAAATCCTGTGTATAAACATGCTGAGAGTCCAGAGAGTTGGGAAGTAAAATGTAATAAGGTATTCATGCAATGTTATGGTAAAGGTGGATCAATAGATATCAGACTCATGGATACTGATAATGATATACAACATCAAATAAACATTACTGTTGATAAGGATGGTAAACTCAAAGCAATAGTATCAGAACAGACTAAATGAGAGACACAATATTATTTGGAGATTGTGTAGACACACTTAAACAATTCGATGAGAAGGCGAGGATGTGTGTTACATCTCCACCTTATTATGGATTAAGAAACTATGGAGGGGAGGATTGTCAGATAGGGTTAGAAGAATCTCCAGAAGAGTATATTCAAAGATTAGTAGAAGTATTCCGAGAGGTGCGTAATAATCTAACAGAAGATGGAACATTGTGGTTGAATATGGGTGATAGTTATTATAACTATAGACCCGGAAAAGGACAAGGGTTAGTGAAACAAACCGTATCAAATAATAAACAGGATTTACCAGATAAATGTGCAAGAAGAGCTAATAAATTAAAAGGATACAAAGAAAAAGATTTAATTGGTATTCCTTGGATGTTAGCATTTGCATTAAGGGCAGATGGATGGTATCTAAGACAGGATATTATATGGAACAAACCTAATCCAATGCCTGAGAGTGTGAGAGATAGATGCACTAAGGCACATGAATATATCTTCCTGTTCAGTAAGAATCAGAATTACTATTTTGATGTAGATGCTATCAAGGAACCAACAAGAAGAAAGAGAAGTGTATGGAATGTTCAAAAGAAACCCTATAGAGGGGCACATTTTGCTGTGTATCCACCCGACCTGATTGAACCCTGTATCAAGGCAGGAAGTGAGGAAGGCGACATTGTATTAGATCCATTCATGGGATCAGGAACGACTGCTATGGTGGCAAAATCATTAGGTAGAGACTATAATGGATGTGAGTTGCATGAGGATTATGGTAATCTAATTCAACAGAGAGTGGAGGAATATCAACCAGTTAATCAACTGGCACAAGAACCTACCATAAACATCCTAGATCTTATATAATATAAGCATACCAAAAGAGGAACCCCTAATGCGTTGTGAAGTTAAACTCTATGTTGCAGGTACAGTCTTTTATGAAGATGTATATGCAAAGGATTACAGAGAAGCAAAGCAGGTAGCTCTTGCTCGTAATCCAAATGCCACTGTTGTGAGTGTTAATGCTAGATGAGATTAACACAGAAAGTAATTGATCAAATTCAATTAG